GGGATAGAGAAGATAAAGGGTTGATGAATCTGATATCTTGCGTTCCAAATGCTATTAATCTAGTTGGAGAAACTAATTTAGATCAATTATTCGGATTAATACGAGGGGCAGAAATGGTATATGGCATTCCATCTGGATTAACAATTATGTCCATAGCATTGAAGCAGAAGACAGTGGTTTTGTGGAGTGATTTTTTCCATCCACGTTTCTCAGTTAATATTTGTCCTCCTTCCACATTGAGGAATACTTATTTTCCAGTATATACATCAGAGTATTCAGGAACAGCTCCATTGATACAGTTAGGTGTAGATTTGGTAAAAGGAAAAAAGATAAAGGTAGAAGAAGTAAAGGCAAAAGAAGTACCACTAAAATTGAAAGAGCAACCTCAGCCAGTTCAACCAATACCAAATAAGGATAGTAAGTCGGTTACAATTCTTTGCGTATTAAAGTCTGGTGGGGATTATACTATTGAGTATGTTAAAAGATTGAAAAATATGGTAGATCGCAACACTACTATCCCTCACCAATTTTTATGTCTTACTGATTTAGAAATCAGTTCAGAGATTTGTGATAGTAGGAAATTTAAAGCAGACTATCCTAGATGGTGGGGGAAGGTTGAGTTGTTTCGTTCAGGGCTGATTAATACAGAGCGGGCTGTTTATTTTGATTTGGATACTATTATATTGGGGAATATTGATGATTTATTAAGGGTTGAAGAAAATTTTGCAGCCTTACAACCTTGGAATCTTAACAATCGTCTGTTAGGTATATGTGCCTCAAGTTTATTGGCTTGGAATAATGGAAAGGATTATTCATTTATTTACAAGAAATTTAATATTGCACATACATCAGAATATCCAAAAGGTGATCAGCAATACATTTCTCAAGCATTAGCAAAACATGGAGAAAGATGTATACCATTACAAAATTTGGTTTCAGGAATTTATTCTTACAAAAGAAATTGTCGTGCTCAGTTACCACAGGATGCTCGAATAATTTGTTTTCATGGTAGACCTAGGCCAACTGAAGTAATACATTTATCATGGGTTAAAACTAATTGGATATGAAAGAAAATTTACCATCACCGATTCTAATCACTGGAGCTGCTCGTTCTGGTACCAGTATGATTGCTGGCATAATTAATATGTGTGGAGCGTTTGGAGGAAAAATGTCAGGTCCAAATAAAAGTAATCAGAAAGGAATGTTTGAAAATGTTTGTATTCGTAATGAGATTGTCAAACCTTATATGCAACAAATTGGAGTGGATCAAATGGGGCAGTACCCTCTACCGGATGTGAATAGTTTGATGATACCAACTGATTTGAGAAAGCGGGTAGAACAAGTAATGTTAGATCAAGGATATACAGGGGGACCGTGGATGTATAAGGGGGCTAAAATGTGCTTGGCATGGCCGATATGGCACTATGCTTTTCCAAATGCCAAGTGGATTATCGTACGGCGTAGAACCGGAGACATTATTCAATCCTGTTTAAAAACTGGATTCATGCGGGCGTTTATAAGAGAAGACCAACGTAAAGCGGTTGGAGTAAAAACTGAAGCTGATGGTTGGAAATGGTGGGTACGACAACACGAAGAACGATTTATTGAAATGATTACAGAGGGAGTGAATTGTAAAGTAGTATGGCCGCAAAGAATGGTGTATGGAGATTATCAACAAATACATGAAACGTTGGAATGGTTAGGGTTGGAATGGAAATCAGAAGTTTTAAATTTTATTGATCCATTATTATTTCACACGCGAAAAAAAGAAAAAAATGGTAATATTAATAACAGGTAAAGCTCATTCAGGCAAATCACATTACGCTCAGGCACTGGTTAAGGAATTGACGGATGCTGATGTACTCGTATCCTCATTTGATGGAGATCATTTTAGAAAGCAAACTCACAATTATGATTATACGGATAAAGGACGGATTCAAAATTTGGTAAAGGTAGCATCATTGGCAAGACAAAGAGAATTTGCAGGGGATATAGTTATTTTATCATTTGTAGCTCCACGTAGGGCATGGAGGAATATGATGAGAGGATTTTGGGATGAAAGTAGATTGGTGTATTTGCCTGGAGGAACTTTGTGGAAAGATACAACATACGAAACACCTACTGAGGATGAATTTGAAATATATAAAAGTAAAAAAATAGGAGGTAAATAATGGCAGCACGGACATCAGCCGCAGAAGTTAGATTGATTATGGATAATCTCACTGAAGATAATTTGAGTGATACCAGAGTAGAGTCTTTTATACTTGGGGCAAATGCTTTGGTAACAAAGATACTTGGGGATGATTCCAGTATTGGAACCGTTTTATTGGAAGACATTGAACGTTGGTTTACAGCTCATATGATAGCTAGTACGGTATGGAAAACAACCACAGAGGAAAAGTTGGGGGATGCCACGGTGAAATATACAGGTGAGTGGAAACAGAATTTATCTTCTACACCATACGGACAAATGGTATTACAATTAGATATTACAGGTAAGATGGCTAATATTGGTAAGAAAGGTGCCGGAATATATGCAATAACAAGTTTTGAGTAATGGGAATAGCAAATTTTATAAGTCGATTATGTAATCAGGATGCAGTCTATTGGGGCAATCCACAGGATGATGGTAGAGGTGGGTTTGCATATGATGATCCTGTTGAGATTAAATGCCGTTGGGAAGATAGCAGTGAGGTAATTACAATGGCAGGACAAGATAGAAAAAGCCGTGAGATTGTTTCAAAAGCTAAGGTGTGGGTTTTACAGGATGTTGATGAAGAGGGTTATTTGTATTTGGGTACGTTGGATAGTTCAGGAGCTTTAACCAGTGCAGAGGAAGATAATCCAGCGGATGTTGACAAGGCATACCAGATTAAATTGTTTGAAAAGACCCCTGAGCATAGGCAGAGTAATAAGTTTATAAGAAAGGCGTATTTGTAATGGCACAAATAGCAGGGTTTGCGAAAGTTAAAGCCAATCTTAATAAAGCAATATTAAAGATTGAGGCAAAAAGTATGAAGGGATTGATTGAATCAGCTATTATTATTCGTAGGGATATGGAAACAACTGAACCATTAATTCCAATAGATACAGGCAATTTGCGAGGTAGTTGGTTTACGGAGGCTGTTAAAGTAAAAGGAATGCAAGGTTTGTTAATTGGATTCAGTGCTAATTATGCAGTATTTGTACATGAAATGTTGGATGATACAGGAGAAAAAATTAATTGGAACCGTCCAGGATCAGGTCCAAAGTTTTTTGAAAAAGCTTTAACAAGAAATGAAGGATTAATATTAGAAACAATAAGAAAAAATGCACATATAAAATGAACAGCCCCTCAGAAGATATAAAAAATATGTTGGTAGCCGATACGGCTTTAGGTTTAATTTTTGATCCTACTAAAGTAAATAATTTATTTATTGCAGTAGAACCGACAGCACCAAAGAATTGTGTTACTATATTTGACACATCAGGCAGACCACCACAAATAACATTAGGAGGAAAAAAGGCAGAAGAAAATTATTACTACCCATCCATACAAATCAGAGTACGAAATACTGGTTATGTAGCAGGATGGGCATTGATACAAAATATAAGGACTTCGTTACATGGCCGGGCACAGGAGACATGGAACGGAACTTTGTACTCAGCAATAATTTGTTCCAGCGGTCCAGCTTTTTTGGATTGGGATGAGAATAGCAGAGTACGGTTTGTCATTAACTTCAATATACAGCGAAGATAATGATGTTTGTTTAATTTAATAATGAAAAGGAGGTAAAAAATGAGCAGTGAAGCAGTATCAGGTGTTAGCACAGTATTTCGGAGATGGAATGCCAGCACCGGAGTTTGGGCAGCGATATCAGAAATAAATACTATAACTGGTCCTAGTATGACCAGAGATACGATTGATGTAACTACCCTTGGTTCAACTGATGGATACCGTGAGTTTATTGCGGGATTCCGAGATGGAGGGACTGTTGTACTTTCAATGAATTTTACTCGTACACAATATGCTACGATGAAAGATGATTTTGAAAGTGACACCCTTGTCAACTATGAAGTTGTACTACCTGACACGGCGACAACCACCTTGGAGTTTGAAGGATTGGTAACTGAGTTACCATTAGTTATTGCCCCTGATGATAAAATCACACTTGATGTGACTATTAAAATCAGCGGAACAGTAACACTCAACTCTGGGTCAGCTTCGGCGTCACCAGGATAGTAGATAGAGTTTTAAAATAGTACTAATCAAGTATTTTTATTAATTTTTAAAAAGTTAAAAATCATGACAAAAAAAAGAGTTCTTTTAACCAGAGAGAATTTGTTAAAAAAGGAAGCATTAAAAACTGTTCAGGTTGATTTGGGGGGTAATCTAATTGTGTTTGTCCGTCAGATGACAGGAAGAGAAAGGGAGCAGTTTGAAAATTTGTTGGTAAAGAAAATCAAATCAAAAACAGGTAAGATTGTAGATTACCAACAGTCGATGGAAGATTTCCGGGCTAAGTTAGCTGTTAATTGTTTGTGTAATGCGGAAGGAGTGAATTTAATGGAGCCAAGAGATTATGCTACATTAAGTCAAAACATGAGTGCTTCCAAATTGACTAAGATAGCAGATGCAGCCGGTAAGTTAAATGGGATAACAGAAGAGGATAAGGAGGAGTTAGTAAAAAACTCAGACAGCGACCAGGACGTCGCTTCCAGTTCCGGCTCTGTAAAGAATTAGGTTACGCCCATCCAGATTATTTACTGGATGAATTGACAAGTACTCAACTGAGTGAATGGCAGGCTTATGATAGATTAGAACCTATTGGAGATAGTCGTTGGGAATTTTCAATGGCTTCACTAAGTTCTTTGATTATGAATATTGCTCGTAGGGTGTGGGGAAAGAAAGACGTTGAAATGACTTCCCCAGATTTGTTTATGCCGGAATGGGATAGAGATCCAGAGGAAGAGAGGGAGCCAGTGAGGCAAACAACAGAGCAACAAAAGCAAATATGGTTACAGATAGCAGATATACAAAACAAAAGAGTAAAAAAGGAAAAAGAAAGGGAAGCAAAATTTAATAAAAATCCACCAAAGAAATGGAAAGGTAAACAATGTTGAATTTAGGAGCATTAGTAGCAACATTAGGAGTCAACAGTGCAGGGCTTGTAAAGGCTCAGAAGGATATGTTGGCATTTGAAAAGAAGACTCAGGCGTCTTTAACTCGAATCAATGCAAAGTTAGCAACAACCGGAGCAGCAATGAAGAAGGTTGGTAAAAGTATGACTATGTATTTAACTTTGCCGATGGCTTTAGTTGGTGGGGCTGCTGTGAAAATGAGTATGGATTTTGAATCTTCAATGTCCAAAATAGTTGGATTGGTGGGTATTGCCAGGGAGCAGGTTGATCAATGGGGGCAGGATATTCTTAAAATGGCTCCGCAACTTGGAAAAGCTCCTAAAGAATTAGCGGAAGCCCTGTTCTTTATTACATCAGCTGGTATTAGAGGAGCAGAAGCAATGGATGTATTGAGGATGTCTGCTAAGGCATCTGTATCAGGATTAGGAGAAACAAAGGCCGTAGCTGATTTGGTTACATCTGCTATGAACGCCTATGGAATACAAACTCTAAGTGCGTCTATGGCAACAGATGTATTGACGGCAGCGGTAAGGGAAGGTAAAGCGGAGGCAACGGCTTTGGCAAGCACAATGGGAATGGTTCTACCTATTGCATCAAATATGGGGGTAGCTTTTCATGAAGTAGGAGCAGCGGTAGCCGCTATGACTCGGACTGGTACAAGTGCTGCCACAGCTTCAATGCAGTTAAGACAGATATTAGCGTCGTTGTTAAAACCAACTCAACAAGCAGAAGAGGCTCTTTGGAAAATGAATACTTCCTCAGCTACTTTACGAAAAACAATAAAAGAAAAAGGATTGTTAACTGCTTTGATGGATATACGAAAGTTGTCTGCTCAGTATGGAGAAACTGTTATGAGTACGGTATTTCCA